TGCAGGGCGAGGGTGGGGACAGTATAGTTGCAAGCAGGAGACGGGAGACGAGATGTAGCAGTGACTGGAGTTCAGACGTGTGCTCGTCAGATCTTGGTCAAAAACTTATTTAAGTTCAGCTTTTTATGGTTGTTCGCGGTTAGTGCCCTTGCTGATAATGCGCAGGATGGTAGCTTAAACACCTATAATGGTGAAGGTAGTACGGTGTCTAGCAATAATACTACTCAGGATGATTCAGTATCTAATACATATAACGGTGCAGGATCTAGTAGTGAAATGCCTGTAGGTAGCGCCATAAGTCCTAGTTACATGTCTAATGGTATGGATACGTGTTTAAAAGGGTCGGGCGGGTCGTTACAGACGGTAGGTGTTGGGTTATCTAGTGGTTCTTATGAAGTTGATCCTAATTGTGATCGCCGTAGAGATAGTAAATTATTATCAGATTTAGGTATGAAAGTAGCTGCTGTAGCTAGGATGTGTCAGTCAGTTGATGTATGGAAAAGTATGTTTATATCGGGAACTCCCTGTCCTATATTGTCTAATGGTAAACTTATAGTTGGTAAAAGGGCTTTTTTGGTAATGAAACAAAATCCAGAAACTTACATTCCTGACTACACTAAAAAGACCAAAGATTGGTATAATAAAATTTTAAAGATTGGAGAGAGCGTTGACTATGAAGAAGATGATGATATTACCTCTATTAGTGCTAGGTTCCGTAGCTCACTCCAGTGAGTTAGACAACTTAATTGATACCTCATCTGCTATTGTAGATCAAATTGATAGAGGAATTAAGTTAGTAGGTGCAGCGCAAGAATACTCTTATCACGGGCATAGTATGTCTGATGGTACTCTTTCAGGTAGTGCTCACATAACTTCTGAGCAGCTTCAAGCCTATAACATGGCTTTGTCAGGTATGAGTACGTACTTACCTTATGGTTCTGTACAAGATGTACTTAATGAGCGTGCCACTCAAGAATTAGAGCTTATGGATAGCGCTATTGATACATTTACCGAAGTAGTTGTTGAGATGGTGCAGGTTGTAGAAGTAGCGGAGATGGCTGAAACTGCAGCTACGCCGGATGAAGAAGCGGAAGTACAAGAGTTTGTAGCAGCTAATCAAGAAGTTCTAACTATCACACAAGAAGAAGTTACCGAATATAATCAGTCTATAGATGACATTGAGACGCATGCCAATAATGCAAGTGCATTCATTGCCGTTGCCGAAAACCAAGAGGCGGTAGATTTCTTAGAGCAGGGTGCTGAGAACAACAATACTACTGCAGAGCAAGCTACTGTATCTTATTCAGTTAACAATCAATGGGTTTCAATGAGTTGGGCAAACACCAATAATGCTACTGCTGTGTTACTAAATGGTTCAAACTTTGGTTTAGACTTATACGTATCAGAAGCGGATGTATTAGCTACAGGTAGTGAGGCTGAATACTACTTAACAGGCCCTACAGCACAAGGTTATAGTTGCTTCATGTATGGAGAAGACTGTAGTGAGTATTGAGGATAGCGAACTAAAGATCGGTGGTCAGACGTTTAAAGGCGCTTGGATTGCTGTAGTATTAGCTATTGGTTCTACTATTGGTGGTGGTGTATGGACTGCTAGTAGCCTATACTCGCGTCTAGAAGCGGTTGAAGCTATACAAGTACCTGATATAGTGCCGTTAGAAGAGAAAATATTACTTATTGAGCAAGAACTTACTGCTAACGATGTATCTAAATTACAGGGTAAACTAGCGGAATTAGGTACTAACTTAGTAGTTATTAAAGACCAACAAGCTGGTTTGTTACTAATACAGAAACAAGTTACTGATGTAGAAAAGTCAGTAACAGAAATGCAAACTATTGTTAAAAAAGCAGAGTTAGTTGTTAAAGACGTAGAAGGCTTTGAAGGTGAGATAAAGGTCTTAAAACGGGAAATACAAGATTTATGGGACGGTATGGACGAATTATACAACCCATTAAAGTGAGGTATATATGTTACAACATCTAATAGGCCCTATAGCTAATATAGCTGGTGGGTATCTAAAAAACAAAGCCGAAGAGAAGCAAGCCAAACACAAGGCTAAAATTAAAGTAATTGAGAATGACGGTGAATGGGAAGCTAAGATGGCTGATGCTTCTGCCCATAGCTGGAAAGACGAATTTTGGACGGTTGTATTAGCGCTACCCGTGTTTATGGTAGGGTATGCTATAGTGGTAAATGATTTAACTGTTATAGATCGTGTAGAGCAAGGTTTTGTAGCGTTATCTGGTTTGCCTGAGTGGTACCAATATTTATTGTTTATTGCAATAAGTTCTAGCTTTGGTATTAAAGGTGTATCTAAACTAATGAGTCTAAAAAAATGAGTCTAAAGTATTTTAAAGTAGAAGATTTTAATTGTCAGGAAACTGGTGAGAATGAGATGTGTCCTGACTTCTTACAGAAACTTGATGCACTGCGTGAGGTGTGTGGGTTTCCGTTTATCATAACTAGTGGGTACAGATCGCCTAACCACAGCATTGAAGCTAAAAAAGTAAGGCCGGGCACACACAGTCAAGGCATTGCTGCTGACATAAAGGTAGTGGGTGGTGCGCAGCGTATGGCTATTATACGTAATGCTTCTATCATGGGTTTCAATGGTATTGGTGTTGCTAAAGGTTTTGTGCATGTAGACACGCGGGAGACTACCCCAGTAGCTTGGAAATACTAATATGCCATTAAGCAAACTTGAATTTAACCCGGGGTTAAATCGTGAAATAACGAAGTACACCAATGAGGCTGGTTGGCACGACGGCGACAAAGTGCGTTTTCGTAAAGGCTATGCTGAGAAGATTGGTGGTTGGAGAAAGATTAGCGATGAAACATTTACAGGGGTCTGTAGATCAATATTCCAATGGGTAGATTTGGATTCTAATGTTTATACGGGCGTTGGGACAAATGTAAAGTTTTATGCAGAGTTTGCAGGAGTATACTACGACATTACACCTATAAGACTTACTAGTGGTAACTTAGATAACCCTATAAAAACCACCGACGGCTCTACTACTATAGAAATAACCCATGCTAGTCATGGAGCTACTTTGGGTAGCTATGTAACTATATCTGGAGTGCCTAGTGGTAATGTAGGTGGCATACCACACACAGATATAAACAAAGAGCATGTCATAACAGAAATAGTTAGTACGAGTAAATATACAGTTGCAGTGGCGACTACGGCTACAAGCACTGTTTCTGCGGGTGGCGGTGGTTCAGTAGTTGCTACATATCAACTAAATGTAGGGCCATCTTTAGTAATTCCTACACAAGGTTGGAGTTCATTATCGTGGAATGCTGGAGGTTTTAACCAAGGTGCTGGTGGTGCAGAAGACTTACGTACGTGGAACCAAGCAAACTTTGGTGAAGATCTTATAGTAGGACCGCGTGGTGGAGAGTTATATTATTGGGATACAGGATCAGTAACTTTTGATGATGCGAATAAAACAGCCACTCGATTACAAGCGGTTAAAAATGTAAATAACGGAGCAGCCGTGTCGCTAGCTTCAAACCCTTTCGCTACGGTGAACACGTCTCCTACAGTTACAGTGACAGACGCTACGTTAAGTAGAGTGTACGAATCGGGACAACATGTCACATTTGCAAATGCAGGCACAGTAAACAATATAAATCTTGATGGTAGGTTTAAGATACAGACGGTAGATTCTGCAGCTAACACCTTTACTATAACTGGAGGAACAAACGCTAATTCTACTGGCACTGGTGGGGGTGGTTCGGTTACTGCGCAGTATGAAGTCTCTGCAGAGGTTCCTGTCGTACAAGATATGTTATTAGTATCAGATGCTAGTAGATTTGTATTTTGTTTTGGTTGTAATGCTTTTGGTGACGACACGGAAACAAAAAATCCAATGTTAATACGTTGGTCAGATCAAGAAGATATGTTTGACTGGCGACCACGTTCAACTAACCAAGCAGGAGACTTGCAGTTATCCCAAGGCACAAAAATAATGACTGCAATCCAGTCACGACAAGAAATATTGGTTTTCACCGATTCTTCTGTATATTCGTTACAGTATGTTGGTGCTCCCATAGTATGGGGTTCTCAGTTGGTTGGGTCGAACATATCAGTAGCTTCATCGAAGGCCGCTGCGTACGCCAACGGAGTAACGTACTGGATGGGCAAAGAAAAGTTTTATAAGTACGATGGTACAGTACAGCCTTTAAGATGTGATGTAAGAAAATATATATTTGATGATTTAGAACAAGGTCAATATGGTCAGGTATTCGCGGGTACTTTAGAAGAGTACCATGAAGTGTGGTGGTTCTATTGTTCTGAGGAACGTGTTGCTCCTAATAAGTATGTAGTTTATAACTACTTAGAAGATATTTGGTATTACGGCACTTTAGATCGTAGTGCTTGGTTAGATTCTACAATAAACGATTTCCCTTTAGCGGCTACTGAAAGTTATAACTTGGTAGAGCATGAGAACGGACTAGATAATAACCAAGATGCTAATACTACACCCATAACTGCTTTTATAACATCTGGCCAGTTTGGCATAGAGTCGGGCAATAGTTTTACTTTTGTAGATAGGATCATACCAGACATTCAATTTTTGGGTTCTGCTTCTGATGGCGATATATCCACTACGTTATCTATATTGGGAGCTAGTGAGTCTGGCGCTGCTAATAATGACCCCTTGTCTGAGGGGGGTAACAGTGATGGTCCGGTGGTAACAACAAATTCCGTAGATCAGTATACAAAACAATTAGACGTACGTGTTCGTGGCAGGCAAATAGCTGTAAAGGTAGAATCAAATACTTTAGGGGTAAAATGGCAATTGGGTACGTTACGACTAAACATGCGTCCAGACGGTAGACGAGGCTAGTAATGGCTACAAAGATACGGAATACCAATAAGTTATTTCATGCGCCAGCTTTACCACAACCACCAATAACCTACAGCGCTGTTTACGAAGCACAAAAAGATAATGTGCTTAAATTTTACTTTGCTAATATAGACGAAGCGCTTTCAAAGGCGTTGCAGTTTGATACCAGTGACATAATTGATGGCTCTATACCTAACAGTAAACTAGAAAATTCTACAGTATCTTTTGGTGGTGTAACTGTGGCTTTAGGTGGTTCTAGTGCCACCCCAGCATTTAATTTGAGTAGCGCAACAAACTACCCTGCAGCTAACTTAACTGGAACTATAGCGGGGATACAGATAGCGGCGGGCGCTGTAACGGAATCAAGGTTAGCTGATGACGCTGTTACAACTGCAAAAATAGCGGATGGAGCAGTAAACACTGATAGGTTAGGGACTCAAGCAGTTACTGGGGCTAAGATAGCTGCTAACACAATCGGTTCTGGTAATCTTGGTTCTAACTGTGTCCTAACTGCGGCAATAACTGATGCAAACGTAACTACAGCAAAAATAGCTGATGATGCGGTAACACAAGCTAAAATAGCGGATAGCGCGATAGGTAGTGACCAAATAGCGTCTAACGCTGTTATAGCAGGCAAGCTACAAACTAGCGCTGTGGCAACTTCAAACATACAGGCCAACGCTGTAACTACTGCTAAGATAGCAGATGCAAATATAACTACAGCAAAAATAGCTGACGACGCAGTAACAGATGCAAAACTTGCAGATGCAATAAACTCAGCTATTACAGCCAACACAGCCAAAGTAACTAATGCTACACATACAGGCGAAGTTACAGGAGCTACAGCCCTAACGATTGCAGACAATATAGTAGACGAAGCTAACCTTAAAGTATCTAATGCTCCAGTTAATGGTTATTTCTTGTCTGCGCAATCAGGTAACACAGGGGGGCTGACTTGGGCGCAAGTATCAAGTGGTATATCTGCAGTAGTTGATGATACAACCCCAGAACTTGGTGGTACCTTAGATGCAGACAATAACGATATACATAGTGTAGACCAGTTAAGTATTGGTACATCTACATTAAGCCACGACTTTTTGATAAGCGGGTATAAAACGTCTGAAGAAGGCGAGTTGTTCAAAGTGCTCAACAACAACAGTAGTAGCAGTGCTGATGGGCGCATGATAACATTTTACGCAAGTTCTAACTTTAGAGGTAGTCTTGGCTATACTAATGTTGCTTATGGTAGCGGTACATTCTTTGCTGGCCCCGGATGTGGGCTTCTAGCAACTACACAGTTTTCTAGTCATATTGTTCAGCCCTGTGACGAAATTGGAGATTATAAAGATAATGCTGTAGATCTAGGTAGCACGAATGTTAGGTTCGACGACGTGTATGCTACTAATGGTACAATACAAACTTCAGACGGAAACTTAAAACAAGACATAGAAGAACTATCTGACGCAGAAAAAAGAGTAGCTTTAGCTGCAAAAGGCTTACTACGTAAGTTTAGATGGATAGATTCAGTTGCAGAAAACGGTGATAGTGCTAGAATACACTTTGGTATTATTGCTCAAGACCTTGATGCGGCTTTTACTGCTGAGGGTTTAGACGCTGGCAGGTACGCTATGTTTATAAGCACTACTTGGTGGGAAGCTGATGTGACTCAGACTGATGAAGATGGGGTCACAAAAACAAAAAAAGAAGTCTACAATGAGCAGGCACACATACCAGAAGGTGTTACAGCTACAGAGGTAACAAGACGCGGTGTTCGGTATCCCGAATTACTAGCATTCATAATCGCTTCACTATAAGGCTGATTCATGGCTGAAGATAATAACAAAACTGCTTATAGCCCTTTTGATATAAACCGTGATGGTGTTATAGACGAAAAAGATGCCCAGTTGTTCTCCAGATACCTAAATGAGCTAAAGGGAGATGCCTTAGTCGAGGGCCTAGTACCAAATGAGGAGGGCGTTCGTAGTGCAGAAGAAGTAGAACAATATCTCGACGAAGTAACTAACAAAGAAAAAAACCCCAACCTTTTCAATTTATTTGACTTAGTAGGCAATGGTGAACTTGATGCCCTATCTGATGGGCTACTCTTTCGGAGATATACCCTAGGAATGCGGGGTACTGATCTAACGGAAGATGTTAAAGCCGATGGGTCAAATTTTAGTTACGACGAACGTATACAGCTTGATAATAGGTTAGCAAAAATATATACGGGGCTGACAGTCAATGACAATTTCGAGGTTGAAGGTGGCGCTGTATTGGGGTATCAGCTTTCGGGGTTTGCCAATGATGGCGCCCCCCAGTTAGCGTTTACTAATGCAAACCCGTACACCATACACTACCAAGGATATTCTAGACCCTTAACGACTGAAGAACTTATTGCTGGTTATCAATCTATAATGTCTGGTGGGTATGAAAGTGAGTTAGAAAAAACAGTATGGTATGACCCTCGATGGGAAGAGGGCTTAGTTGTTGAAGGCTATGAGGACGAGGCTAAGACTTACGCAAACGGAACAGGGAGACGGGCCGCGGAGTCATGGTTGAAAACAAATACTACGGCTGTCGCTAGAAGAGGGATGTATGGGGGCTTAGAGCTAGAAGATACAGACATAACACTAGGTATTGACCCGGAGACTCTAGAATACATAACGCTACGCGATATGTTTGAACTTCGTATGCCTAATGATCCTGACTTAGCAATAACAGTGGCGGGGACTAAAAATCCTGCATGGCGTCCACAAGAACCGTTACCTGCGGAGTGGGTTGTTGGCGTTGATTCTATACCTACTGCTGAGGAAATGGCGGCGGGATACTACAGCTTAGCACTTTTATTTGGTGAGGATCATGCACAAAGACAGTTTAGAAGTATACCAGAAGAATGGGAATCCACATGGGAGAAAGTACCAAAACATGCACTTAACCCATCCGGTGTTACTGACCAGCTAAAAAAGTCGTTTACCACGGCTGACATACAGGAATACGGTTCGTTAAAAGACATCCCCGCTGATCAGCTGACGGCTTGGGCGGATGAAGTAGAGCCGACGTACGGCGCTATGCACATGTTGGCAACTGCAGCTAGGAAATACCAAGAAGACCCTGATAGTTTAACTGTTGATGATATAGCAAGATTGTACACCCTAGATTCTGTAGAAGAATATTTCTATGAGCTACCCGATAAACAAGATAACTTTGGGGAAGGCACTACCCTAGGGAGTATAGGAGAGGAGACCAAGTTTACATTAGCGCAAGATGCTTGGCGCAACAGAATCAACTACGAACAGGCAGATGATTTATGGAAGTATACCACCGACACTTGGCGGTTCGGAATGGAATATTCATCCAGTTCAACTAATAATTCATACTTTGCAAATGGACAACTTTACTGGGCGGGAGGTATACCGCACGACGCTGAGTATATGATGCCTAGGCATGAATGGTCGTTTAATAAACAACTAGCGGATTGGGGTAAAGAACTTCAGCGATTAGAGATGCCCTTATACGTAGAAGCAGACTCTGAAGTCATAGATGAAATGATGGGAGACATTGACTTGTGGTATGACTCTTCTAAGCTATATATGAAGGGTGGCGCACAGTTTGGCGATGAGTTCGTGTTCGACGGTCATAATCAAATTCAAGGGGCGGATTGGGTACTAAACCATACTTACTATTTTGATGGTGAAATGCCGGATTACAGTGAGTATGCCAACCCGGGCGATCGTAATGCGGGTGACGGGTTTCTAATCGACATTACGGGCGGTGAAGCTCCTACTGGGTCATACTCTATGGTTTGGGTGTCGCAGCCTAGACGTGTTGGTACTCTTGAAAAAGGGTTAGATAACCCCATACTAAACATTGCCGCTTCGTTTAATCCTATAGCTACCTTGGTCCTTGTTGGCCTTAAAGGCCTTAATAGTATTTTGGGAGACGGTAGGTCATTAAAAGGGTCAGACTACGCTCAGGCTGTAATAGCAGGACTACAAATTAGCGGTAAGTTAAAAATGCCCGCCGGTACTGAAGAATCGGAGATGGCAGGGGAACTTGCCTATATTGATGAACTCGATAGGCTTGAAAAACTTGGCGTAACCGGAACAGTTGCTACGAATGCAGCTTTAGCTGTGGGTAATCAAGTTGCCGTAGCTACTGCCGCGGGGGTAGGATTATTTGGCCTATCTGCCCGCCAAACTGTAACACTTATAAATGCTGTTGGCTCTGGGGAAAACATAGGAAGCGCCATAATGGGTGGCTTTGGTGCAGACTACCTCGCTAGTGGGTTTGAGTATTTAGGAGTAGACACTAGTTCAGTTCCAGACTATGTAATGGATTCTGTTTCGCAAATAGTAGTAGACGTTGCGGATGGTGACAGTTTTACGGATGCCCTAAATAGAGAAGCGGCAAGTTTCGTTGGAGAAACGGCTGGGGACGTTGTATCTAACTTTTTTGGCGAAAATAATATAAGCGGAGAGTTCAATAACTTCTTTGGCGAAGCTATTAATGATTTAAAAGAAGCCGCATCTCAAGTTGGCAAGGTGATAGACAATGAAGCAATACAACCCCTAATAGAGGTTATAGAAGGAGTTCTCCCAGAAGGGGGTTTAGATTCCTTAATTGACACAACAGAAGGGATGAAAGCTGCGTTTGACAAGTTAGAGGGTGAAATAAGAACTATAGGTGAAAATATAGACAATTCCGTTATAGAACCTATATCTGACTCTGTAAAGGGTGCAATGTCTAAATTTGTGGGTATGGGTACAGTTTTTGCAGATGAACTTCCTGAAGGCACCTTGGAAAGAATTGATGAGATGGTGGAGGGTACAGCTAACCTTATGGGTATTGCGGTAGATGAGCTGCCGAATGACCTTAAAAACATTCTAGAAGAGTCCTTTGGCACTTTGGTTGTGACGGGAGAGCTTACTGATGCGAATAAAGCCCGCATAATTAGTAGGGAATTAGTAGTTGCTGAGAGAGTAAACGAAGCATTTAAAGACTCCAATCTAGTAAACACGATAACTCCCGAATTGTTTACTGTAGCACTGCGCAGCAGTTTAAACGCTGCTATGCAGGGAGGGAATATTGAAAGTGCTTTCTTAAATACTATAGGTGATGCTGTAGTAACTCACCTTAAAGACTCGGTATCTATGGGTTGGGACGAGGTTAAACAGACTGTATCTGATACTACGGAAAGAGCTACAACAAAATACAAGGATGCGAAAAATGCGGCAGCTGAAAGGGATAGACTAGATAAAGAAATTGACGCTGAAATAGCTAAGATAACTGAAATACAGGAACTACAGGAAGCTAGGAAGCAAGACATAGAAACAAAAAGAATAGCCGCTAATGCTCCGGGCGCTTCTGACGAAGTAAAACAAGAATACTACGATGCTATAGAAGCAGATGGCGTGCAAACGACTTTAGATACATTAGCTTTAGACGATATAAACAGTAATGTTCTTAACTTAGCAGGGCAGCATGAAGTCCAAAATTCAATATACAACACCGCAACAGGCGAGTTAAGCGCCGAAATACAGCTTAGAGATGATGCGTTAAATCCTTTCTTTGGTAACGTATTAGATGCTTCGATAGTAGATATAAACGGCTACTGGCGGGGGGCTGAAGAATACGCAGCAGCCAATGGTATACCTGTAGAAGATGCTCACGAACATTATTTAAGTGTTGGTATATTTGAAGGAGTTCCTGTAAGCGAAACTCAATATAAATCGTTGCTGTATGGCGAAGTGTCGAACCAAACAGACTTTGCGTTGCAGCAGTCGGGTATAGACGTTAGTAAGTTAACAGACGGACAAAGAGCTGCGGTATTTAATACTATACTTGCACAAGCAGAAGCTCAGGGAGAGGCAGCGGGTTCAGCCACTACATTAGAGTTTTTACAAACATCTCAAGACCCAGATTCTAACATAAATTTTAATTACGACGCTGCCACGCTTGTATCCACTGCATTTACTCCGGAAGATTCGCCGTTACTTAGCATACCAGAGGTAAACTATATATTAGCAACACAGGGCTACACTAATATAGTATCTGATGTGTTAGGTCTTTTTGAGGACGATCCCGAGCAGCGTGCCACTGTACTTAATGCCCTAGCTACTAACCAGTTAAGACTTGTAACACTACCTGACGGGTCTAAAAAGTGGATACAACCTACTACCCTAGTGCAATATCAAGGTGTTGAGGGGGGCTCTCAACTAACCGTTTCAGAGCGTCCTATGGGGCTAACTTTACAAGAGACAGCTAAGTATGATCCAACTGCATACCTACAGGTGTTGGGAGTATTACCGCCAGAAGAAGCTAGGGTTGCAGAAAACAACATACGCGAAGCAAACGGGCAAGAGCCTCTAAAGGAAGGTGAAACTTCGTGGGTTTATAGGACCATAAAAGGAATACTTGACCACGACGCAGAGGCTGGCGTTAAGAAGCAGGCGCAACGTGCCTATGACAACGTGAAACTTAGCGGTGGTAATGATGAGGATGCTCAGGCAGCCTACGACGAAGAGTATGCTAATGCCTCGGGTAAAGAAGCGGCTGCCCTCTCTGTAGCAGTTCGTGGGGTTACTGAAGTAGCCGGAGCGTTTAACAGTTTTGCTATGAGTATATCCACTAACGCACAAATAGGTAATGCCAGAAGAGATGCTGTTCAGGCTAAGAATGCGTTATTGTTAGCGGGGGCTGGTGAGGAGGAAGCTCAAGCAACTTATGATTTAGTGTATGATGCGGCCATTAAAAACATAGACTTCTCTATGGAAAACCAAATGTCCAAAAACCTAGATGCTATACAAGGTATGGCTATGGGGTACATGTCTCAAGATCACCAAGATACCTTCAAAGTAATGATGAAAAACATAGATGAAGCTGAAGGGTTTATGGACACTACAAAAGCCATATTCGGCGAGTTTGTAGCTCACCCGACTACTTTCTTAGTAGAGTTTGTGGGTGTAGAGGTCGTAAGTGAATTAATCCCACTAGCTCTTGGCGGAGTTACTTTTGCTGCAGTTAAAGCGGGGGGTCTTGCAGCGGTAAAAGATCTTACAGAGGAAGCGGCCAACATGATGGCTTCTAAGGCGGCACTAAAGACAGGCTTGGCTACAGATATGGTGGAAGCTGCTGGTGGTGGGGTCATGGAGACTTATGAAGACGCTTACTCAACTGCAGAGACTTATGGTAGAGACGCACTTGGATTAAGTGGCGCAGAGTTAGAGGCTTATGCTGGGGAGTATGCAGCGGGGCTGTCTATAAAAGTAGGTGCTACAGCTGCAATGATGGTAGGCATACTGTCAGGAGGTAGTCAGGCGTTAGAGGGGACTATTTTTAAAGGTGCGCTGGGAGAAGCTACAGATGTGTTAGCTGAAAGAGGCGCTAAAAATGTTTCCGATGATCTAGGTGGGTTACTTGTTAAAAACGGGGTTGTAGTTCTTAAAGAAACTGGGGCGGAAGGTGCTGAAGCCGCTGCGTCCACATATATTAAGGAAACTTCTCTAGCAACTATGGACCCGGATAGAGATTTTGGTGGTGAGATGGCTTCAAATGTTGTGTTGTCAATGATAGCATCAGCTGGAACTACCGGACCTATATTAGCTATTAACGGGGTAATTGACCAAGCCGGTGGGCCTAGTGGTAGCGGTCCTGCGGGCGGCTTTACTACGAATGCCGAATCTAATAACCCCCTAGTACACTTAGCTATAAGTCAAAATCCTGAGTTGCAGGAAGCCATAAACAGTGGGGATGTAGAAGCAGTAAATAGCATAGCAAACGATTTAGGTATGGCTGGGTTTAATGCCGGTAACGACTTACTAAATGCTACAGATGACTCTAGCTACATAAGTACTACAGAAGCTATTGAGTCGTATGTTAAGATGGGTATAGAGAACCCAAGTAAAGATGCAATTAATTTCGCTATTAACTTGCCTAGTGACACGGATGACTTTAATGAGGCAGACTTTGACCAGCAACTTGCAGATGCTTACCAGTTAGCTAATCCTGATGATATACAGGATACATATTCAGACAGACCGACACCGCAGCATCATTACGACATAATACAACGGATGTACGCTATTGCTGAGCAAGGGGGCCAAGCGTCAGTATTTGACTATGATGAAGATGGTTCTCTAACTAATGAAGACGTTGAGACTTACAAAAGAGGTCTTAACATATTTGAACGAAATGCTTTAGAAGAGTATGAATATAAGGTAAATACCCAAGAGGTAGAACATACTCCCAACCAAACAGGCATATTAGACACTTTTGTAGGAGATTCTCTCGTGGACGCCAGCGAAGCAGAAACAATAAAAGCAGACATCACAACGCTAAAAGAACAAGGAGTTACTGCAACCGAAGCAATAGCTGCCCTTAGTGTGAAGTACGACGGCCTTGCAGGTGCAGAAGGATTAATTGCGACTGAAGTTGCTAATGCGTTTGCCGCGGATGAAAATATATCTACTCTTACCGAAAGTATAGTTACCAAGCTAAAAGACGATGGTACGTTCGTAGATGTAGACAATGCAGATGACGTATCGGCGTTACTTACAGCCTTTATAGAGTCGGATGATTTTAAAAACGCTTTGCCTAGCACTGATGGTTTCATAACCTCAGATGACACTTCTGATTTCCAAACAGTAAGTGATGTTTCTAATCTAATTACCACATCATTAGCAAATTTCATAACGTCCGAAGCACTTACAGCAATAATTCCTGATGTAACCGGTTTGCAAGATGAAGATGCAGTTAAGACTCTTATAACTGATTCTTTAACAGACTACGTTAAGTCGAGTGACCTAGAACTGCCTGATGCTGTAACATCAGAGGATGTGAATACTGCGATAACAACCCAACTGCTAGACTATGTACAAACTATAGACTTACCAGAAGCTGGGTTAGATAAAACTGCTGTAGAAGAGGTTTTTTCCGACTTCTTGGCAACGGAAGAATTTATAAACGCACTACCGGAAATTCCCGAAGCAGGTTTAGATGAAGATGGAGTGCAAGATGTTGTAGATACTTCACTAGAGACCTTCCTAGAGAGTGATGCGTTTAAAGATGCTTTACCTGATGCGGGGCTGTCTTTGGGTGAAATAAATGAAGCGTTTGGTAATTTTGTAAGGGGAGACCTTTTCCAAAATATGGTGGGGGTTGATTCGAGTGAAGTAGCAACCATAATATCTGGGGCACTTGGGGATTTCTTGGTAAGTGACGATTTCTTAAATGCTGTAGGCCCATCCGAAGAAGAGATTACAGAAGCTATAGGTGTTTCACTAGCAAACTTCCTAGATGACACTCGCTTAGTAGATACAATCAAAGAAAATAGTTTAGACCAAACCGAAGCAAACACTCTTATAGCTAGTAGTTTAGCAGATTTCTTAGACAGCGACGATTTTAATACCGCTATTGGTGATTTCCAAACAGCAGACGATGTAGCTGGTACTATAAGTGCTTCACTCAAAGATTATGTGACCGCCGAAGATTTCCAAACTGAACTGGATGCGTTACCTGACTTCACAGAATTTCAAACAGCAGATGATGTAGATGCTGCTATAAGTGTAGCAGTGGATAGTTTCTTAGATAGCACTGGTCTTGCAAATGCCATAACTAGCGCTAGCATGGATGAAACAGAAACGAATGCACTTATAAGGTCCTCACTTGCAGACTTTCTAGAGTCTGATAGTTTCGCCGCTGCTATTGGTGGTTCGGGTGCTATAGGAAACATAAACGAGTCTTTAGACGGCTTAAAACAAGATTTAGCGCAGTTGGGCGTTAGTATCGAAGGTCAAATGGATATTATAGATGACGTTTTTGGTAAAGAGCAGAAATATTACGAAACAGACGCAACTCAGCAAAATATATATGACCACATAGAAAAATACGGGCCTATGAAAATCCCTGACCGTCTAATTGGTGTTGGGCCTTTTTCATGGATAGATAAAAATGGAGATGGGTATATATCTGCCGACAACTATGACCCAACCGGCAGTTCAGGTGGTACGGGAGAGAGCGATGCGTCATGGTATGCTTATTTCGTCAGGAATACGCGTGTAGATAAATCTTACAGCGAATCTAAACAACCTTGGGCAGAATATTTCCCAACTAACGGTAGGTTCTATACTGATGAAGATGGAAAGATATTAGGTATAGGACAACAATCTGTAGAATCGGCAAAGGTATTCCGGGAAGGCTCCGGGATGCTCTATGACTTACAACAGCTAAATGAAAATAATAGAAGTCAAGACAGGAGCATTACAGTTTTAGATTCTAAGGTTGAAGATTTAGAAGAACAAGTTGCCGATAACATCACCGAATTTACACAGCGTTTAGACGATCAGGCATTAGCTATTGGTAGTCCCGCAAATAACTATAGCCCCACTAGCTCTTATTACAGACCCGCTACTGGGTTGTATGCAGAAATAGCGGATGTGTACGAACAGGTTGGTGAAGATAGGCAGGATGCGCTAGATAACCTATTTAAAAAATACGAAGATATACCCGGTTTTGATATTGCTGTTAACGGAGTAATGAAGGACCAAGTTGATGAGTTCAAAACCATAATAGGTAAGCCTGCAGAATATTACACTAAATATGACCAAGAAACAAAATCACATGTTCCAGACTTAACGGACATAAGAAAACAGCCTACTGGATTGTATTTAGAAATACAAAATGCCATTACCCTACCAGAAGGCGAGAAAGGTCAGGCTTTTGTAGAGATAGATAAAAAGTTCACTAATTTAGTTAATGATCTTGAAACTAAAATACTTGGTGACGATGAAATTACTGGCGCTCTACAAGATGCCATAGCTGAGGCTTGGGGTCCAGCTGCTCCTGAACAAGGTAGAGATAATTATTTCAAGCAAGAATATATAGATCAGATGATTAATGGTGATTTACCGGTTGATCCTACATATGACTATGACGGTGATGGGGTAATAACCGATGCTGACAAAACTGCGTTCTTGGGCACTCTTGACTTTGATGGTGTTGCTGCCGCAGAAAATTATAGGACGTGGAAAGAAACCGCTACTGGAATTAATAGTGAGTTAGAAGAGCTACGATTCACTACTGGACTACAAACCTATGCCACTGACAATAAGATACAAGAATATGGCGACAGACTAACAGTCATAGAAGAAGATATTGATGCGAGGTTGTCAGACGAACGACTAGAACAAATAGCTACTGATGCTCTGGGGCAGAGAGCGTTCGGGTGGACAGGCGTACAAGATCCAGAGTATTTAAGAGCACTGATGGAAGCGGACAACCTTAATGACTTTAGGGCGCTCAGTGGCATTGATCCAAGAATTGATCGTATAGTTGAAGAAGAGTCCCGTGGAAATCCTAACTATATGGGGGGCTGGTTAGGTCTACATTTGTTAAGTAACGACGAATACAGTGCGTTAGTCAATGTTGCTCCCGGGACGAATAACACTATTACTGAAGAAGACATTGAACTCTTACAAAGTTATGCAGATTCTGAAGAACCTATGGGGTCCGTAAATACTGGAGTTTACGCTATTGCACAAGAACTCGGACTGATTAGCACCGATGGTGAAACATTAAAAGTTGACGAACTAGACGCCTTACTAAACTCTGTGCAGGGTGTTATAGGTACACCTTTTAAACCGGGATGGGAAGCTAGGGCTGGCCTTAATGATATAGCCGAGTTGCGTGCCTTCGCCCGTTTAATGTACCCGGCTAATATTGAGAATAGAGACGGATACCTCCCCAATAAAGGCATGTCAACTACAAATGGCGTTACAACAGATAAGAGGACACGTCTTTTAGAACAGCTGCCTGCAGAGTTTAGCGAAGACACAACTTGGTTAGATAGTTATATAGAAACTGGGGAGCTTCCTCAAGACCTTATAGAAAGGTTTGATTATGACGAGGACGGCGAGTTTACTTATGAAGACTACGAGAAACGCTACAAAATTAGTAATAACGAAAACCGATCTGACGAACAAAGAGACTTAGATACTGCGCCTACAGGACTATTTGCTCTTATAGATGCGAAGACAGATTACACAGATGAAGATGCGCAAAAGCTGATAAATGATGCCCTAGGTGGTTTGGGTGGTGAGCCAGTATTTGATGAAAATGGGGATGCAGTGATAGATCCCATTACTGGAGAGCAAGCTGTAGAACCTGCTACTGGGATGTACAAGTTTATACTAGATGAAGTTGCTGCCAGTGATGAGCTAAACCTAGAACGCCTAACAGATTCTTTAGCTAACTACTCTACTACGGTAGAGACCAACGCAATGGTTGACGATAAGATTAAGGAAGCTATTGGTCGTCCTCCCGAGCAGGTT